GAAAACACCAACTACAAAGTTTGCTGAGTGGCTTATGGCACGAGCTGAAAAGAAAGAACAAAAAGAAACATCTCTTGAATCTTTGATGAAGTTCAATGTCTTTCTTTCAATTGCTACATTGGTCACAGTTGCTGGCGCGACTGTGGCAGACTATATCTTGATGGCATGGACATGGCTGTGAAAGTCCCAAAGACAGGAAAGATCCACGGTTATTATTGTGGGTCTAACTGGACGCGCGGTAAGAATCACCCTGAAGCAAAAATGTTTCAATTGGATTTCATAAAACCAATAGACGATTTAGATTATGCCTGCATGCTTCATGATGAGAGTATTGCCCAGAATGGAACATCTCGATCTTCCGATTTACTTTTGGCTAAAAGAGCAACAAAGATAGCCTTGACTAATCCACGTCTCAGAGGAATGGCTTTGTCTGTTGCTGCTGCTATGAGAGTCGCAGCAGAGTTTAGAAAGAACCAGGACTGAATTCCCAATGTGTAAGTTGTACCTTACGTTCACAACACAACTTCTTTCTCATCAATAATCCAAATTGATTTGGATGTCCATCAAATCTATAGATCTTGGAACATATTCTACACTCGTATTCACATATCATTCTGGTCAAACTCCTTCAGGGTTTGTTGTACTTTTCTTTCTACTGTAAGTAATAATGAATATCTATCTTCACGTGCTGCTTGCTCAAACACATGGATTTCAGTTTTTTCAAATCCTCTTTTTTTACCGAACCCTGCAGTAGTCCATCCAAGAGATATGGCATAAGACCCTGAAGGCATCATCTTTGCAAGTTCATCTTTTCCTTCTTTCCACATATTATGTGTTTGCCAAAGTTCCAGATCCTTACCGATTCCATCGTAACAATCTTTCAATTGTCTCAATGAATAAGGAGGGTCAAATAAAAGCAAATCTATAGAAAATCCACGGCCTTGAATTGTATACGCAAACTCTTTGAATTCTAAATTAAAGTCAGTATTAAATTCTTTATTCAAATCATTAGTGATGCAGTTTGGCAAATGGTTGGTAAATGCAGCTCGTGCAAATGGGTCACAAACAATTCCATTTCCACATGTGTTAAACATTACCTCATTGAGTATCCTGTCAATTACTTTTCTAATGTGTGGGTTTGAAAATGGTTCACTAGAAATGTTCGTGATCGTGTGAGTCATTTTCACTTCTTCAACTCCTCATATCTTGCTTTCCAATAATTTCTTTGTCTAACAGCATCTTCTATTGTTTCGCCCTTCATGTGAAGCGCGATCTGTTGCCTTACGAACGCACTAAAGTTAGGCATTTGTGAAGCATATTCGTAGGCAGTTGGGTCTAGCGTGATCATTTTATTCCGCATGACACTCCTACGAACCCATCGTATATGTATGTATGTTAAAAAAAAACATGGGTAAACCCCTAATAGGGGGGGCTTTACCATTGGGGTGGTGGTCGGGGAGAATGGTGGCGTGTCCGATTGGCTCGCTTCGCTCGCGGAGATGGGACTGCAAATGCTTAAAGACCGATAATGATAGGGTTATTTGGAGTGGGGGACTAGTCTGACGTTTTACTAGCAGAGAAAACCCCGCTCCACCTCCGTGATTATTATGGCTACAAGAAAAACAAGCATGTTTACCCTAACCGAACGACTGACTATTACAGCAGCATCAACGAACACCTTTGCAACTATTGATCTTGGATCATATGTTGATGTTGGTGATCGTCAAGCATTACAAATTCATTCCGTTGATTATGTTGTGCAAGGAACAAACGCAAATTCAACACTTGCTAGTTCAATGAGTGATGGTGAAGTTCAAGTTCAACTAACCGATCTAAACCGTGGAGGTTTAGTTTTCGCTAATGACCGAGCTCTAGTTTCGTCGATGAAACTAACTTTTGATTCAGATGCATTTCTTTCTATGGCTACAGATCTTTATCCAGATAACTTCGGAAAAGGTTCCGATGATGGCCGATTTGTTGTAAATGACCAATTGTATATTACTGGAGAAACTTCAAGTCTAACTGCTGCTAAGAATCTTAACGTTACAGTTCGTGTTCATGCATCTATTGTTTCACTCTCTGCTAAAGATTTCATGGCAATTGCAATTCAATCAACTGCTGCTGATAACTGAGGCGATCTGGTTGTCACTAACAGATGATGAGTTGGGTCGTATTATAAGAGCTGCACTTTCCCAAGGTTCGACTTCGCCTAAATCCGCTAAACCAAAGGCGAAGCGAACCGTCAAGAAAAAGACTCGTAAACCTTCGGCATACAACCAATACATGAAAAAGGAACTTGCTAAACTTAAGAAAAAGCATCCACGATCTAACCATCAAGTATTGTTTAAGAGAGCGGCAAAGTCCTGGAAAAGATCTCCTGAAAGAAAGAGGTCGATGAAGTGATTGAAATTAAAGGCCAACTAAGGGCACTTGCTCGCGCTCGCGATGTAGGCAATACTGTATGGGAACAACCTTTGACTTTGCCTGATTATCCAAACGATTACCAAACACCAACAACAGGCGCAAACGAATTCTTTGGTGTTTATGAAATTGACATTAGTGGTTTAACAACTCATTTAGAAAAAGCACTCATGATCTCAAATGTTGAAGTTGCTCAAACCTCTGCTTACGCAGCAGGGACTAACTTGGCAACATCAGCGCCATACAATCCTGAAATTACTTGTTATGAGTGGCTAGTTGTTACTGATGTCCCCTGGGATGCAGACGGATGGATTAGAGGATTGTCGGGTGAATTGCTAAAATATAGAACTCCAGGTGTATTTTCGGATATGAACCAAGCAACAGTCAAAACCATTTCAACAGATAACATACTGTATGGTCGATTTAGACAATTGCAAAATACACAAGAAACTCCTGCTAATGTAGCAGAAATAAAAGGCGAATCCTTTTTTGGAGACGCTGCTATAACCATGAGCGATACTTTGTATTGCTATCGAATATTCTTGTTTGAAGGAACACCAACAGCATTTGACCAACTACGAGCGCCTGAGGTTGAATTTAGAATTGTAGGACATGCGGGGGAACTTTCCGATCTGGAACAAATTATGGAACTACGCCGTTCCTACTTATTACAACAAGACATTGCGTGATTATTATGGAAGAAGAATTAGAAGTTAAGAAAACACCAACTACAAAGTTTGCTGAGTGGCTTATGGCACGAGCTGAAAAGAAAGAACAAAAAGAAACATCTCTTGAATCTTTGATGAAGTTCAATGTCTTTCTTTCAATTGCTACATTGGT